CCCTGGACCAATACTTTCAATATTTCCATTAACCCACATCTCCGCTTGCTTAATACCCAGATAAGTAACTAAATTTCCCCATCCCGGTATCTGAGTTAATGAATTCAACTTCGTCTTTGAGTTTTGAGATAGATAGTCATACTTTAACTTTAAATTTGAGTTAAGATAACTGAAGGTTCTTGTCCCCAATGTATATCTTGAGTTAACATTGACATCGATCTTGAAAAATTGTGGTTGTATCTCTTTGAATTCTTCAACCTTTACTGATTTGATCCTGATTTTCTTGTTCTGGTATAATTTGTTGAACAACCTGACCTGGTCATCATTTGGTTCTGATTTTTGATTTATTTTTGCGAAGTTCCTTGCTATTTGTTTTGGTGTGTATACAACCTTTGATTCATCAAATTCTATTAATTCTTCCTCCTCCACCTTTACTTTTGCAGCCGCACAACCTAATAACCCTAGTCCTCCATAGGCTGGCGATACATATAAATATTGTACATCTACAGAATTTGCTTTGCATATATTGAATAATTCCGTCTTCATTTTTGATTCCCCATCTCTTATATTATAAACTGACCTTCTAAAATAAGTATAATAATTGGAATATATCGTTGTTAAATTTTCAGCAACTGATGGCGTTTCTGGTAACTGTGGCTTTTTGTATAATATTGACCCAATACTTCTTGATGGATAACCGGACAATTTTTTTGATGTTACTTCTTCCCTTAAGAATTGGTTTCTGCTCGTACTTATAAAAGATTTGGTTAAATTGGCCTTATAACCGATAGCTTTAAACACTGATACAAAGATGATAGCATCCCAAGCATCTCTGAAAGAAAGCAACACATCATGGCCCTGACACAGCATGACGGTTGGAGTTATTCCGGTTAAATTAGATATTTGTTTAATTCCTGAAGTGTTTGACATGGTATTATAATTTGCTGTTGAATTTAATCCCGATGGTTCAGATTTCATAATAAACATTCCTAGGTATGCCAACAAAGCTACTATTTTTAAAAACTTTTCCAATGCTAATTTGTCCGTTTCATTCAACATATCACCGACCGTCATCGTGAATACGTAAGCTAATCCATTATAAAAGGACTGCATCCATATTTTGAGCTGCCAATGATCCCACTCTTTATGATCCATTGCAACTTGAACATTTAGG